GTCTGCCACCACCACCACCACCACCGCCACCTGCGCCGCCACCGCCGCCACCGCCCATTCCGCCACCCGCGGCTGCACCACCGGCCCCGCCACTCACGCCGCCAATCGCGGTGTTGCGTGGCAGGACGATGGGGTTGTAGGTGGTACTGGCTGGCGTGTAGGTGCCACCTCCGTTGACTGTGCTTGTATCGCGTGCCGGCGTGGTGGTGGTGCTGTAGCCGGCATAGGCAGTGCCGGGATTCATCCGCAGGCCTTGCAGTGCCTGCAGTTGAGTTAGCGCTTGGGCTGTCCTGTTGTTGACCCCAATGGGAATAGGGGTGTTGCCAATGCTGGTGTTGAGGTTGCTGAGATTGGGGCCAGCCTTCCCGCTGTTGAACTGGTTGACCAGGCCAGACCCAAGGGCAACCCCTTGGTCTTGAGCCTTGGCCATGACCTGGGCCACGGTCTTGTCCTGGGCCTTGGCGATGCTTGCGGCTTCGCTCTTGGAGAGAACGTTGCCCGCAGCAGCTACTGATGCAACTGTGGCCGAAGCCTTAGATGCACCCATCGGGCTTGGCCCGGCGTTGGTTTGAGTTGGCTTCCCGCCACCACCTCCACCGCCGCCACCGGATGAAGCTCTGGATCCGCCACCTTTGCGGTTGTATTCAATGCGCCCTCTAGTCATCAGTGAGCCCCCTTAGAAAGCGAATGACAGATCTCTGACCAGAAGCGTACCGAATCTGATCAACAGAGTCATTTAGCTCAGGAGTTCTTTCAGGGAACAACTGATCAAGCGCATCCACCAGCTCATCATTCAGATGCCTGGCAATGATGCGCTTCAGCGTGTCGGGGGATTCCATAGCTTGACCGTGTGGTTGCTGAAGTCATATTCGCCATGGCGCAAGACGCGAGCTAGTCGCGCTTGCTGCGTGGCGTAGTCGGATGCGTTGTGTAGATCAAGCTTTTTCTTGCTCTGTGCCTTCTCATACGCCCGAACAACCGCTTCCCAGCAATCCAGAGGTCGTGAGATGTCGAGCTCTTTGACGAGACGCGCTGCTCCGACAGGCCCCAGGCCAGGGCAGCCTGGGATTCCATCGGTCGAGTCGCCCGATAGGTACTGCTGGTACGTGAAGCGTTCGGCGTGTTCTGGCGTGTTGGTCTGGATGACGTTGCCATTGACGCGTTGAACCACAAGTCCATCTTGATCCTCCACGTCTTGCCCCTCGTCCATCCAGATGTGGATGCCAGGGATTTGCATTAGGTCTTTGTCGCGTGCCGCGATGACAACAGGGTCATCCTGCGCCTCCGGCATGGTGGCGAAGATACCGATCAGGTCGTCCGCCTCGATCTGGTGGAAGCAGAACGCTGTCGGCTCCCCCATGACCTCCGCCTTCAGTTGCTTGTAGCCAATGGGCTTGGGCTTGCCTTTGCGGTTGGCCTTGTAGCCGGGGTAGATCTCCTTGCGGAAGGCGCTGGCCTCGGTGAAGCAGTGCCACACATCGTCGAGGGTGATCTCGAACTGTGAGCACCAGACCTCGACCTGCTGCCAGTACATCTCCCTGGCTTGGGGGAGCTCACTGTGCCGGGTCCACACGTCGTCACCCAGCTGCACCTCCACCTCGCTGGCTGCTGCAGCGCGGAACAGCAGCATGTCTGAGTCGAGAAGCATCCTCACTTTGCGGCCCTCCCTTTACGGGGTGTGTCGTACACCTTGATCACCTTGGGGATGGTTGCTTTCCCATTGGCCCCAGACACCCATTTCACGTCAACAACCTCCTCTCGCAACTGCCTGGTGTAAAAGCGATGATCGCAATAGTGGCAGTGGCGACGCCTGATCAACTCTTCGCATGTGGTGTCAGCCTTGGTAAGGATGACCTTGGTGATCCAGGCCCCGCATGAGGGGCAGTCAGGTCCTGTAGCAGTTAGTCCCATCAGTCAGCTCCTTCGTTGGAAAGGTGTTCTAAGTACATCCAGACAGGATCATCGGCATCAATTCCATGCTCGATGAACCATTGAGAAAGGTCATGCAAGCTGTAGAAAACAATCGACTGGTTGCCAACACCACCGATGTACAGGTCACTCACCCCATCTCGGATGATGTGCTGTGCATGAACGGTGTCGCTAAGCCAGCTCTCTTCCACAGCCATCGGAGAGGAACTAGACATTTGTTGCATCTCTGAGCCGTTCCGCCACCCCATGTAGAGCAAGGGCAACGAGCTCCGCTCCCTTCGCCTGGCACTCGGTTGACCATTGATCAACCTCGTCGGCAATGACCTTGAGGGCTGCTGCCATGCGCACCGAATCAGATAGCGCATACCGCGAATCAGGAAACCAATAAGCGTCATTGCACCTTTGGATTAACGGGATAGCTCCTAATGGTGTTTCTAAGGGTTCCGGCTGCGACTCCGTAACCGTTCCAGAAGGCTTTGGCGAATGACGTTTGGGCATGATCAGGATTGGGTGCGTTGTTGAAGTTTTCAATGGCAAGGTCACACATCGTGTTGATGCATGAGCCCCAGATTCGGTACTCAGTGTCTGGGTCTAGCGGCGCACAGGAGAGGCCATAAGCAAGGAGATCTCGGACTCCGGGTACTTGGTCTTGGCGTACTGGATCGCCGCCGCTTTGGTCGGGGCTTTGATCAACTCCACCATCGGTTTGGCTGTCGGGAACTTGACTTGGATCTTCCATAGGGGGTGCTTTGGGTCATCGGAAAAAGTGCGGCCGCGGTTGATTGGGTTGTACCCCTCCGCGCTGACGATGGAGCTACGCATCGATCTCCTGGAATCGACAGAAGCTGTTCAGGTACTTGAGCTTGCACATGGGGCCAAGCTCACCCTTGACCCGGTTCTTTTTCAACCAACAGGTAGTGGTGTTGGCCTCCTCTTTGTTCTCAGCGCGGGGATTGCGCTGCAACATCACAACGAAATCTGGGATCTGGGCTAGGGAATGAGATCCTCGTAGTTCGGCAAGCGACGGTTCTCCACCTTCTTCGTGCGAAGGACCAATGCCACCCGAGCGAGAAAGGTGGCAGACGACGACCATCGTGAAGTTGAGTTCAACGCAGAGCGTCTTAAGATCCTTGATGCAACGATCAATAGCGCGACGCTGATCAGCATTGAGGGCAATGCCATCCGCGAGGAGGGAGAAGTGATCAAGGACAACAACTTGGCATTGCTCTCCAAGGACATAATGTTTAACGGTGGCAACAAAAGAGTCGAAGTCGTCACTGCCAAACTTGTCGAGCAGGAACAGGTTGTTGGCAAAAGTGTCCATCGCTGATCGGATGGTCCCTGGCTCCCGAGCTGCCCGCTCCTCTGGCTTGTCCAGGTGAAGAGGGACGCCCATCTGTTCAGAGAGCATCCGCTCCAGGCTGGTTTCGCAGCTTTCCTCAAGGCCGATGTAGGCAACCTTGACCTTGTGATCTCGGCAGAGATGCAAGGCGATGCTGCGGGTGAACAGGCTCTTCCCGATCCCGGTGCCGCCGGACACCATCACCAGCTGCCCCGGCTTCATGCCCTCGGTCATCCGGTTCCACCCGGCCCAGGGGTATGGCAAGCCAAAGCGGTGCTCAGGCTTGAGGACTTTCTCAAGGAGATCGGGTGCGTGGACAATCGCCTCCGGCCGGTGGCGTCTGGCGTTGTTGATGGCTTCAAGGATGGCGTTGTAGTCATCCGCCAGCCAGGCCTCGTTGGCGTCCTTGTAAGGGAAGCCTCCTGCGATAGCAGCAGTAGGGCCAATAAGTGCAGCCAGATCAGCAGCAGCCTTGCGGCCGGGCTCGTCTGTATCCATGAAGACGACGACCCGCTTGAAACCCAGGATGTAACTGAGCTGATCAGTGCATGACTTTTTGGCCGAGGCTGCTCCATCGGGAATTGAGGCAACAACAAACTTGTTCTGGTGACGGTGCTTGTACAAGCACTCGTAGACGGACATGGCATCGATCTCCCCCTCGGTGAGGATGAGGGTGCCATCGGTGCCGAGGTGCTGGCCAAACAGCTGGATCTTCAGGCCCTTCTCCCGGCCGAGCCAGGCAAACTGCTTCTCGCCGTACCGGATGTGCTGAGCGACGGTGAGCCCGTTCTCGTCCCGGTAGTTGGCGATCTGTGCTTGCTGCCCCCGGTAGGTGGCAGCGTCATAGCCAAACAGGCGGCAGGTCCGCTCAGTGATCTTGCGTGCCGGGATGCCTGCAGCTTTGCCAACCAACAGGCTGGCTTTGGCAGTAACTGAATCAGTGCGTGGCAGGCCGGAGAAGGCCCGCTTTGCGGTCGCGTTCATTGACTGTTTCCAAGGTTGTCCATCAGGGGTGAATCGCTGTTGACAGGAGAAGCAGTAAATAGAACCGTCTGGGTACTCGGTCGCTGCGTCCGAGCTTCCACATTCTTCGTTGGGACATGGAATGTGGGTCGCGCTCCCTCTTGCCATTGCTTCATGAAGTCAGGTGGGATGGGGATGGGACACCAAGCAATGCCGTGCTTTGAGCACCACTCTGCATAGGTGGTTTTGCTTTGCTTGTTGAGCGTCAACGACGGACGCTGCAACGCCACAAAGATCGGCAGGCCAGGGTTGTTCAAGATCACCGCCAGGAACTTGGATCGTTCAGCCGGTGGCCACCAACCCTTCACCTCCACGTACACGTTGCCCACCTTGAAGTCGGGGCGGTACTTGCGGTGCAAGACGTAGGAGAATCTTTCGCTCTCGTACTGAGGCGAGTAGCCCTGATTGATCAGGGCTTGCTCCACCTCGTCCTCAAGCTTGGAGCGACGCTCCTTGTCGCTCTTGCTTCGTACTCGCCGGTTGTACCGGTCAAGCATCGCCAGCCAGAGCGGCGGCAATGTCGTCGATCTCATCCGGCACCCAGCCACCTTCAATCGGGGCCAGGTCGGTCTCGATCTTCTTCATCTCTGCGATCTGAAAGCCCACGATCTGCAGTGACACGCCCTTGGCGCCGGGCATGTCGTACACGTAGATGTCGTAGACCACCTTGCCCGTGGTGCCAGAAGGCACGCGGTCAATAGTGCCGGTGACTAGGCGGCCGAGGCTGTCGTACAGGGCAGGGGGAGTGTTCTGCTTGATCTCCCCGGTCTTGGTCTGGTAGTTGGCATTGCGCTTGAAGTTCCAGAGCAGGTTGTCGGGGTCCATTTCCTTCTCGCCTTCCTCGTTGCGGCGCTGTGAGGGGCGGTAGGGGAACTTCAGCTTGTCGTCGGTCTGAGGGAACTTGGGATTGGCTGCACGCTTGGCTGCAACAGCAGCGGCCATGTTCTCCATGATGCTGTTGGAGTCCTCCAGGCTGAGGACAAAGCCGAGATTCCACTCGACCTTGCCACTGTTGGGGTTCTCGCGTGGTTCGACAATGCTGCCGAACACCATGGCTCCGATGGGAGACACAAACTTGGGCACGAATTACTCCTGATGAGACGTGGATGGGCGGGTCTTACACAGCAGCGCCTTGGCGCAGCTACTGATGCCCGCTGGGCAAGATGATAGAGGCAATGTTGAATGGTGTCAACAATGCGTCAGCCAAACAAGTAGCGGTTCTCGCCGATGCGGCTGCGGTCCAGCGTGCCCACCATCGGCGGGTCAGGGACTTCCGCCCCAAGCAGAACCTCAACCATCTCCTTGTGTTTACGCAGGTGGTCCACTGAGTAGAACCGATGCCACTGATCGTTCAGCTCCGAGCGCAACGTCTCTACGTGCTCCAGCGTTGTACCGAAACAGTCATGGATCGTTGCAATCGGATGGTTGTACGTTCCCCAGTGCGCAACAAACCGCTGCAGGTACGCAGCGTCCATGCTGTGGATGAAATCAGGCACCAACTTGCGGGCCGTCTTGCGCTTGTCTGGCTTGCAACCAGTGCTGTCGTTGAGGCTGACCCTGATCGTCCGTTTGGCCAGGTTCAACTCGATGTTGTCCCGTTTGGTGGCTGACTGGTAGCACTCAATCGCCAGTCCATTGGGCGTGAACCAGTAGGGGCGCAAGCCTGCATCAATCTGCAGGTTGCTCAGCGTCACCAGCCACCGGCTCAGGTCTTTCACATGAGGCAAGGCCTCATTGACCACGTTGTTCACGGTGGTGGCCAGGGTCAGAGCCAGGTCCAACACCCGCAGCCCTTCATCGGTGAGGAAGTCCCCGACCTCATCTCGCAGGTACATCTTGATCTCCTCGGCCAAGCTCAAGTAGCTGCGCCCATAGATCACGGGCATCAGCACCTTCTTCCACAGTGACCTGGGGATCTGGTGGTTGCGCCACCACTCAAAGGCCTTTTGCTTTCGCTCCGGGTGCTCCTGCTCGCACTGCCAGCGGATCCGAGTGTTGACCAGCTTCCCGATGCCTAGGTACAGGTCGGCCGGCTTGGTCCCGATCACGTTGGTGTACTGGGCCAGCGTGCCGTCACCAGTCAGGCAGGCCACATGCCCCCAGCCTGAGCAGGTCTGATCCAACCAGTGGATTGTTCCGCTGCAGTAGCCGGGGTCCTCTAGGTATTGATGCCAGTCCCGGCAGAGCTGGATGAGCCGCCACGGCTCCTTGGCCCGCTCCCAATAGCCGATGTTGCCCAGCGGATCGCCGCCCACCCGGCCCACCACCGTGGACATGAGCTCCAGGTAGCCCAGCCTGTCTGCCGGATGCGGTGGCGTACCGAGGGCTTCGCCAAGGCTCCAGGCAAACGCCTTCTCGTGACCCCTGATCGGGCTGCGCTCGTGGAAGTGGGTCATGCTCCGCAGGTGGTCAGGGCCCTGGATGTTGAGCTGGGCTCCCCTGCTGTACAGCCGGCCGCGGTGATCCATGTGCCAGACGAACCAGATCGCAGGCGCCTCCTCCAGCCGGCGGTATGCAATCAGTGCGTTGATGAAGCGGGAACGCTGGCCGTCCTTGCGCTGGTCACTCTTCCACTTCCACACCGCCTTCCAGTAGGCAGAAGGACCTAGGCCCTGCTCCTTGAACTCAGCATCGACGGGTTCAGCCACCCGCTCACGCTTGGGCAGGCTCCCCATCTCGTGGCCCAGGTTCCAGCACGCTTCGGCCAACGCCGCCTGCGCATGGTCCAGCTCGTAGGCCTGCGCCTGCAGCAGGTTGATGCTGTCCAGCACGCAGGGCAGCATCCGCTTGCTGACCTCAGGCCAGCGCTCCCACCCGACCGTGGACACGGTTGAGCCGATGCTCAGGTATCCGCCACCGGTGTGGCCAGACCATGGCCGCGGCGGCTGGATCATCGGCATGTACAGCGGCCGGAACAGGGTGGCCGCCTCCCTCCAGCGCTTCAAGAAGTTCCAGTACAGCGGGGTGTAGCGGACCATCCGGGTCTTGCGACGGTGCTTCACCTGCACGAACACCTCCAGCATCTGGGTGCTCATGGCCACGCACTCGACGAAGAAAGCGCCCAGGGCAGCCCGTTCAACGTGCTTGAGCTCCCGGTAGGCCGCGGCCTTGCGGAATCCCTTGTCACGGAGCCGCTTGCGGATCAGCCCCATCGAGAGGTCGTTGTTGCTGGCCAGCCGCAAGCCCTGCAGATGAAGGCCGCGGCCCCATGAGGGATGAGTCAGCCAGAGGACGTACTCAGCCCGTTTCCCGATAATCCCGCAAATCTGGTTGTAAGGGCGCTCGTCGTTGAGGTTGCCGAGCAGGTAAGTGAGGCTTTCCAGGGCAACATGCCGGACAGCCTCACGGCTGTGCATCAATGCCCAAATGTGATGTTGTCGGCCAGGAGAGAGCTTCGATTTGTCATAGATCTCCAGGACTTTTTCGAGATAAAGAGATGCCAACCGTTGGACGATTGTTCCACTTGCTCCCTTCTGCCATCCATCCCTCAGGACGCGGCTTGCACTCGTAGATCTGCACCACTCCTCCAGCTCTAGCTGTGGTTGCAGTGGTTGCTTGACAGCGTTTGACTGTTGTTCGGACATTCTCAGGGATCTCAGTGGGAATCCCTGTTCTGGCCTGGGTTCTTGAGCGGTGGCAATCTTCACACGGATTTTAAGTCCGCTGCGTCTACCAATTCCGCCATGCTCCCGCGGGGTCAGATCCTAGGCCAGGACAGGGTTTTTCAAATCAGGCTTGGTTGCTTGGTTGCATTTCTGGTTGCTCTGGTTGCAACCAATTCTCACGCATTAGACACCGTTCAACAGTTGACCATTGGTTGCAGATTGATGCCCGCGCCGTGGATGTAGCGCTGGGTTACTGCAAGGCACTTGTGCCCCGCCCACTGCTGGATGGCCGGTGCCTGGTGGCCCTGACTGGCCAGCTCGGTGATCCGGGTGTGCCGAAGGGTGTGGATGACCCATTCCTTCCGCACGGTGTCACCAAGGCCCAGGGCGTCGCACGCGTCGTGTTTCGCATCTGAGTAGTGGGTGAGGTAAGTCCAGTAGCGGATCGGGAAGACGCGCTGGGTCTTCCGGGCCTTCATCGCCTTGAGGATGGAGAGCACCTCCTCAGATGCGGGCAGGCGGCGAGGCATGGAGCCCTTGGTCTTCACGAACTGGACCCAGCCCTGCTTCATGTCAATCCGATCCCAGGTCAGGTTGAGGGCCTCGCCCACACGGCATCCCATGTGGCGCAGGAACAGGGTGATGGCGATGGAGAGGCGCTGCTCGCGCTTCTCCATGCCGTCCAACAGGGCCGCGAACCACTCGTCTGGGATGACCAGATCACGCGGCTCAGGCGTGCGCAGGGTGCGCTTCTCAGGCAGCAGCGGCGGCTGATCGATGTAGCCCAGCCGGGTGGCCCGCTTGAGCATGATCGAAGCGGCGCTGATGTACTTGAGGATCGTGGTGTTGCTGAGAGGCTCGCCCTTGGGGCCAGCAACCCGCAGCTCAGCCACCAGATCGTCAAGGCGGCGCATGGTGAGCTCCCTGATGTGGGTATCAGGGCCAAGCATCCGCACCAGGCGGTGCGCGTTCTTCATCTGGGAGTCATCCTTCCCATCCCAGTCGATCTGCTCGCACACCCGAACCAGCTGACCCAAGGAGCCTTCACTGGTGGCCGAGAACGGCCGCTCGTGTGCTTTGACCTTGGGAGCCATGGCAAAGAGGGCCAGAGCCTCCCATTCAGTTGCCTCCGTTTCAGTGTCAAACGACTTGGAGATTCGACCGGTTTCAGTGGTGATCTGGGCGAACCACTTTTTGCGGTCATTCCTGAACCGTACTGCCATAAGTAATCATCTCCAATAAGTGAAGGAATTCGGAGCCCTTTTGTGTCAAATAGACCTGCTTGATCCGCTCGTCGTGCGGGTTGTCGCGTGTTTCCACCCATTGCATGGCCACTTGACCCTTGTTGTCGCTGCGGCCTTTTGAGCCCATAACGTCAACCGCTCGGGAAACGGCTGAAAGGGTCAAGCTGCAGTCATTGGCAAGCTCTGACTGGGTTTGGCCAGGCCTGAGATGGATGGCTAGAAGCAGCTCCAGCTGGCTTGCGCGCAGCTGGGCGTGCTCACGACGGCAAAACCGCATTGCCGCGTGGAGCTTGGGCAGGTTTGACATTGCAATGTGCTCTCGCAATGTCAACGTACGTCAAGCATTGACAAGATGGAACATTGCTTGACTGCATTCAAGCTGCTTATCTGCGGAAGACTTGATTAAGCCTGATAAGCGAAAAATCAACGATTAGACAAAAGTGCAGCAGAATGCAGCACTCAATCCGCACTGCTTTAGTAACCCCACTGTGGAACACCACGGTCGGCACCTCCAGCGAGCGTGTACGGCTCCTTGAGAGGCTCAGGTAGAAGTCGACCGGGATCCAGATGCTCATACCAGATTTCAGCGTGTTCAACAGTGAAGAAAGAAGGGTCACCAAGAGTTATCGAAAGGCCAGCAACAGCTAAGCCCATTGCGATACCAAGGCCGTTCCAGCGATTCATTAACTTTTCTCTGGTGGATGGTTAATTGATTCTTGTGAGAGCTTTTGACAGTTGAATGCAGTCACCCTTTTGGCGCAAAAAGTGGGCACCAGGCCGCGGCCTTCCCATCGCCAGCCAAGGCCGATTAAGGCCTCGACATGGTGCGCAACTAGGGTCTCCGTATCCATCACCAGCTCCCTTTGTCCCAGCCACAGTAGGTAGATCTACTGTTCACGCAGTCTTTCATTCGCTGATCCTTCAGGTTGTAGATCTCTTGCCGAAGCTCATCGATCTCCCGGCGGATCTGCTGCTGTTCTGCGGTGCCGCTCCAAGGGCTGTAGGGATCCCACTTTTGAGCCCCGGCAGGAGTAGGAAAAAAGGCGGCCAGGGCGGCCGCCATGGTGCAAAAGTGCTTAATCATTCGGTGTCTGATCGGTGACGGTGCAACGCACTCTCTAAGAGATGTGCAACTAGATTAGACATGCTCCGGCCCTGCTGATGGGATAGCTGAGCGATGCGCTCAAATACAACAGGCGGCAACACCACGGTGAGCCGTGGATTTGATCTGAAATGCATGGTCGACATTGCAAGGTGCAACAGGGAGCTCAATGAGGCCCCTAGAGAAGCCCCGTAGGGCCTCAGTAGGAGCGTCAGCAGCTGACGGGATAAGGCGGGGTGAACCGCTCAGTCAATGGGCTGGCCATGCCCACAACAGGCCGCGGCGCTTTGCAGCCGTGTACGCTGCAGTCACGCACCGCAAATAGAGCCTCAGGATGCAACTGGCGATCCTGCCGGGCGAAGCGGTGCACGGTGTGGTTGCTGCAGGCTTCGGGATACAGATTCCAGGCCTCCCAGCTGCTGTAGGTGCCGTCCGGCTGACGCCAGCAGCTCCACTGAATGAAACGATAGGTGGCGCGTTCCATGGCAGTGCGTGCAAGGTGTGCGGTGTTGACTGGGGCTGTTGCGAGGCCCCTAGGAAGGCCAGGAAGGCTTTCGTGGGAGCTTCAGAGAGTTGCCTACGCTCAGCTGTTGAGCGCAGGCAACAGAAGGGCAGCATTCACCCGTAGAAAGGATCGGCAGGTTGCAGGCAAACGGCAAAGTTCACGTCCCGAAGCCTGGCCACGTAGCAACCGAGCCGCTCACTCCAGGTGGGCTCAGTGTTGGGCCACAGAAGCTCCCGGATATGGCTGGTGGGATGCGAGCTCCAACCCTGGCCCATCTCATCGTTTGCCCGTTCAAGCTCGGGGTCCTCAAGCTTCGCCAGGTAGTCCACAGAGTCTGGGTTGATCGGCTCAGCCCACCAGCCCACAGTCCAATCCAGGAAGCCGGTTTCAGCCACGTTGTCAACACGGAACACTTGAAACGGGCCGTAGTTGCCTCGAACATCACCACCTAGGTGGGTTTCAACAACAATGAACACGTCATCACAGTAGAGCCACTCACTGCGATCAACAGGAGCGAACACAGAAAACACAAAGTTCTCTGAGAGGTCATTCTCCGAGTTGTAGGTGTTGTCTCTCAGTACGTGCTCATACTGCTGGTGGGTGAGCCGAGCAAACCAGCGGCAAAGCGCGTCCGCTTGCTCAGTCGCCCATCCGCCTGTCTCCAGGTGCTCGGGCAGTTGGAGCGGCGTGCCCAGAGTCGCCTCCAGGTGTTGAGCGGTGTCAAGTGTGGGGCAGTCCCACCAGCGCTGATCAACTGAAACGATGGCCATTAGATCAAATACAAGGTTCACAACAGGGAGCCGATGAGGCCCCTAGAGAGGCCAGCCGGCCTCAGTAGGAGCGTCAGTGAGGGAACCAGCTGTAACTGACACGAGGTGCCCAGTTGGGCAGCAGGCCTGCTGGCAGCAGGAGACAGAAGCGGATCAAACCCAGCTGCAAATACAACTCAGGGCAGCGACACCAGTGCTGCCACGTACAGAAGCGAATCGACCAGCGCCAGTACTGGCAGGTGCCGATCTGCAGGCGACGGACGCCCAAACCATTGGGCCAGCACAGGTCAAGCCAGCCGGGATAGGAGCGATTGATCACGAGTCAGGTTGCAAGGTTCACGTATGAGGCAACAGCGCCTCATCCCTCAATGAGAGCACATCCCTTGCCCGCTGTCAACAGGTGAGCTCCGTCAACCTCCACCCCCCTAGGTGCCGAGCGCCGCGGATGGCCGTCCCGGAGGCGGCCGCCCTAGCGGCCGGCCTCAGGCCAGGAGCAAGCGAGCTCACCTCCCTCATTCCCTCCACTTCTCATCCCCTCCCTTCCCTCTCCCCTTGGTTGCATTTCCACCGGATCGCTCAATCCCACCCGTTCACACCACACACCAGCCCCCTCTCGCCTCACCTCAAACCACACACCAAACCATTGAGCAACTCCTAAGTAACTCTTGAGTAACTCCTAAGTAAGACAGCTTCGCTGTCATCAACAACAGCAAATCACTCTCCTCTCAATCTCATCTCATCCCCATAGGTGAGCTCGCTCGCTTCGGGCCTGATCGTGCGCTACTCGCGCACTCTCCAAGACGGCCCTCTCACTCACTCGGCACCTCCCTTCTCACCTCCCACTCACCTCCTCATTCACCTCCACTCCCCCTCTCCGGGTCGGGCGGGCGAGTGAAGGATCTGTGCACCCATCTGTGCACTTGAGAGTGCACCTATCCCCCTCCCAATCCTTTGGTTGCAAACCCAACGGACTGGTGATCCTCTGAGAACCCTGTGCACCACTGGCTGGTTGCAAGTGCTCCCAGGTGTTCAACAGCGCACCCCCTAGGGGGGAAGCACGTGAGTGCGTGGATGCGTTCACCCGCTCAGGGATTAGGAGCGGGAGTCGGGGTTGAGGACGAACAAGTGGACACACCTCGGACCCCCCCACCCCCTTTTTGCTCCGGGGGAGCCCCTCTTTGAGTAGCAGGATACCAGGGTGGTCAAGTTTGAATGTGACGGATGGGGGACTGACCCCCAGTAGATGAGTGGGGTCAATGGTTGAGCGGTGTTAAGGTGATGGGCAAATGCGGGTGGAGTTGGGATGAGGTGGGGAGGAGTTGAGCAGATGAGCATGAGCAAGGCGATGTATGAGCTGAACAAGGCCGTGCCGGGGATGAACTTGAGTGAGGTTGATGCGTGTTTGCATTGGATGAACACAGAGATGGATGGGGACTGGAAGGGGGCGCAGAGGAAGTTGTGGGGGAGGTTGAAGAGGAGGCAGGAGGAGTTGCTGGGGAAGGGGATAGGGAGTGGGCTTGTGAGACAGGGGAAGGTGAAGGTGATGACACCGGAGGAGGCGAAGCTTCTGGATGAGGTGAGGAAGCTGAGGGCGGAGCTGAGGAGGCGGGGTGGTTGAACTGGACGGAGATCTTGAGGAGAGGAGGGGTTCCTGAGGCGCCTGGGTACCAGGAGTTGCTGGCGCAGATCAGGGAGGAAAAGGCGTGTCAAGCTGTTGACACCGTTCCACAGAAGAAGAAGAGGCGTAAGAAGAAGTGACGCAAGCCCTGCCCCTGCCCCAGTTCATCACGCTGTTGATGCGTGAGTTGAACATGGCGGATGCACCGACTCCGGTACAGCTGCAGATCAGTGACTATTTGGAGAATGGGCCGAAGAGGCGGGTGATCGCAGCGTTCCGGGGGTGTGGCAAGAGCACGCTGAGTGCCATGTATCTGTTGTGGAAGCTGTATCACGATCCTGATGAGAAGTGCTTGGTGATCAGTGCATCGATGGCCAGGTCAGAGGCCATGACGGCCTGGCTGTTGCAGACCATTGGGCGGGTGCCCTGGTTGAAGCACATGCAGCCCGACAGCCATGACGGGCGGTACAGCCGGATCAACTTTGACGTTGGCACCTGCAAGAACATCGAGCAGAGCCCGAGTGTCCGCGCTGCGGGAATCACGGGGCAGATCACCGGCTCCCGTGCCAGCACGATCCTTGTTGACGACTGCGAAACACCGCAGACCTGTTTGACCCAGGTGCAACGGGAGAAGCTGCGGAACTCGTTGAACGAGCTGGAGGCGATCCTCAAGCCAGGGGAGGGGCCAGAGATCGTCTACCTGGGTACACCCCATAGCTCAACGGACAGCATCTACTTCGCGTTGCAGCGTGATCTGAATTACGACATGCGGATGTGGCCAGCTCGGGTGCCAGCTGACCCCACCCCATACCGCGGTGCGTTGGCTCCGCTGATCCAGAAGCGGGTGGGCATCTCAGATGGCAGGCCTACAGACACTCGTTTCTCGGAGGATGAGCTGCTGCAACGGGAGCTGAGCATGAGCCCCATGCAGTGGAAGCTGCAGTTCCTGCTGGATGCCACTCTCAGTGACATTGAGCGCTACCCGCTGCGTTGCGCTGACCTGATGGTGATGACCATCGATGGCCATCTGCCGGAGGTGCTCACCCACGAGAAGGCGAAGTACCTGGCATTGGATGACCTGCCCTGCGTTGGCATGGCCCATGACCCGAGGTTCTACCGCCCAGCCCAAGTAGAAGGCACAGTGCCTGTTGGGGAGGTCCCCACCGTCATGGCCCTGGACCCCAGTGGTGGGGGCAGTGACGAGTTCGCCTGGGCAATCGTCAAGGCATGGGCTGGCAACTACTACCTGATGGAATCCGGTGGACGCCTGGGGGGCGTTGGCGAGAGCTTGTGGGAGAAGATCGCCTCTCTGGCCAAGCAGCACCGGGTCAACGAGATCCTGGTGGAGACCAACTTCGGCGGCCTGGAGATCTACGCCCAGTTGATCAAGCCGTATCTGGTCAAGGCCGGGGCCAACTGTCGGGTGGAGCCGATTCGCTCCAATCAGCGGAAGGAGCTACGGATCATCGACACCCTGGCCCCGGTGATGCAGACGCACCGGATGGTGGTGGACCGACGCGTTGTTGAAGCAGATGCTGAGCTGCTCAGAGCTGCGGTGGAGGACAAGGACAGCTCCTACAGCCTCTTCTATCAAATGACGCGTCTTACAGCAGACCGCGGCTCACTGCTGCACGATGACCGCCTGGATGCCTGGGCGATGTGCGTTCAGTGGTTCCAGGAGCAGGCCGCGCAAGATCAGCAGGTGCGACGTGATGCCCGCAGCGTTGAAATGCTGGAAGCTCTCATTGGTGACTGGCAGGGGCATGTTGTGATGACGCCAGACCGGATGGCTATGGGGATGACGCTTGAACAGGCGCGGGCTGCTGACGCTGGCCAAGGCGCCAGTTGGATCTAGCGCTTGACAACATTCAACATGCTGTGTCACCATCAATTTGACGCGTCGCTAGTCATTACCACTAATCACCCATGACACAAGAACATCCCATTGCCCCACCGCCGGAGCTGGTGCAGCAGTGGTGGGACGACTTCAACGGTGCCTTCTACGAGTTTGAAGCAATCACCGCCAAGGTCTTCCAGTACGGCGCAGATCAGGAGCTGGAGGCGTGCTGTGAATGGATGGCGGACGAGACGCCGACCAACTACATCAATGCACTCCGCGCCGCCCGCCGCTCCAAGCCGCCGAGCTTGAAGGAGCTGGCGCTGGCGCTGATCGACGGGTGTAACGATCCAGACAACGACCATTTAGACGACGACGCCTTGGTTCTGATCCGCCGCGCACTTGAGCAGCTCGATGACTGACACATTTAACCCTATCGAATCCACCGAATTCATTGAGCCAAACTTTGCCCTGGCATACTCGGCTCTTGCCAGGCGGGTAGCTTCCGCTGAAGCACTTATGGCCGGTGGCCTTGACGACAGAGCCTACTCAGAGCTATGTCGAGCCATGGAAGTAATTGAGCAAGTGGAAAAAGTCCACGCCGTTCTAAAGGTGTCTACAAATGACTGAACCTCTCTCACCCGCTGCACAAGCGGTACTCGATGCCTGGGAGGCCAAGCTGGAGCCAATGGTGACGTGCCTGACTCACGATCCAGAACGTGAAGCACTAGCCGCCGCACTGCGAGCTGCTGTGGATCAGGTGTTGCCAGAAATGGTTAATGCTGTTGGCGACGAACATGACGATGCTCGTCGTGAGCAGTGGATTCGTATTCGGCGTAAATTCCTCTCCCTTGCTGCTGAACTTGAAGCCTAGTAGTCGCTTCCACTTCTATGTCTGAACTTTCACCTGCCGCACAAACCGTGCTGGATGCGTACTACTGCGAAAAACCGTTGGTTGGATCCAAGCGAGTTGCCGCCGCCCTGCGAGCTGCTGCGGATCAGGTGGTGCCGGACGACAAGCCCAGCTCCTTCTCGCCTGGCGCACCGCAGGCATTTGCGATTCAACGACGCACAACGCGCCGCCAACTCCTCACCATCGCCGCCGAGCTAGAAACCTTCGCCCAGTAGTCACCTTCGCTAGTGAACTTCTAACTTGGTTGGAACTTGAAGGTGCTTAGAACATGACCTACAACCCGAAGTGGCGCGTTGAAGATGAGCGCCGCCTGGAGTGGCTCGACAAGCTGTACCGCCTGGACGGAAGGCAGCATGATTGCCACCCCAGCCACGGGCTGTTCACTGGGCTGGTGGCTAAGTGGGGCCCTGTGCCCTGGAAAGTGAACTGATCAGATGCCGCGAATCGTGTCGCGGCGGATCTCAAGCATGTCCAAGCTGTTTTCCCTCAGCTGCTTCTGACGCCGAGCGTTCCATTCGTACAGCATGTCGTTGCCCAGCTCGGGGAATCTGCTGTTGATGCCCAGCGGCAGGTTGTCTTTGCTCAGCTTGTTCCTGCCTTTGGCCTGGCTGTCCAGGTGGTCAAAGATCAGTGACTTCACCGCCTGGCGCTCTTGGCTGGTGAGGAATGAGCCCAGATCAGTCTGCTCTTCAACGGTGATCTCGTTGTCCAGCCATTTGCCGTAGGCCTTGCCGCTGCTTCGTTTCATTGAGTCGTCGCTGCGGGCTCTTTGAAAAGAACGACGCCTTCTGAGTTCCGCCTCATTCCCGAGCCCCTGAAGAAACTTGAACCCTGCACTTTCGTTCGGTGCGGCTGGCTTCGATCTGGGGTTGGGGTTGGTGTTGTTGAGGCGCTGCTTGTTCTCGGCCTCAATCGGATTCCAGCTCTCGATGGTCTGCTGGTTTCGCTGGTTTCGCTGGATGGTCAGGTCATGCAGCGCCGGATCGACCTTGAGGTTGGTGTTCTTGCCGTACCAAGGCGTGTCTTGGTTGCGCGCCTTTGGTGACATGAGCCGCCCGGCCTGCTGAATCATCCGGCTCAAGGGCAGCGGCTGCAGGCCGGCTTGATCGCCCAGGTCCTGTTCCAGCTTGCTGGTGTCAACCGCCTGAGGCTCAACCTGGTCAATGAACGTCAGTGCCATGACTATCTCCCTTGGCCGCGATAGGACTTCTTGCCGGGCTTCGGCTTGCTGCCGCGGCCTGAGCCCTGAGTGGTCTTGTGATGAACCGGTGCCTTGCGCTGGACTGCGCCGGTGCCGGTCTTGGAGCGGACAGCCATTACTGAAGTGCCTCCAAGGCGTCACGAAGGTTGGCGTTGCGGAGCTGCTGTTCTTTCTCCGTAGCCAGGTGATGGCTGGTGACGAAGCAGCAGTTGGTGAACCCGTCTTCGGTCAGGCAGACCTGGATCAGCTCGGGTTTGATGCAGTTGATGGTGAGCATTAGTCCGGCGTCATGGTCATGAGGCGCTCCAGCTCTTCTGGAGTAGGCATTGCTGCTTGTATGTCCTGAAGCGGCACTGATGCTTCAACCGTTGCAGTGATGCTGTTGTCCTTGAGGAAACGCATCGCACGGTCGAGCCCTGCAACGCGCTCTCGTGGATCATCCGAGTGCAGCAACGACACAATCTCTTGACCAACTAGGCCATGGATTTGCGCGAGTAGTGCTTCCGAAGCCCGTGACACGGCGGTACTCTGATGCTGTAGTTGACACCATTCAAGCAATGGCCGGCAAAGGATGTAAGGGCAAAGGCTCTAAAGGCGGTGGCAAAAAGAGCTACTGATCCCCAATGACCTACAGCCGCCCTGGAACCAGCGAGGTCAACGCCTTCTTCCGCCCTGCGACTCCCAATCGGGTGTCGGGTGCGCCGGATCAACGCGTCAGCCTTGGGCCTTCAGGGCCGCTTCTTGACAATCGCAACGCTGCAGTTGCCGGGCGCAATGCGGGGCAAGGCTTGGCTGAAGTTGCCAGCTTCCTCGATCAGTTCACCAAGACGGCGGCTCCGATCTACAACGCCTACGCGGATGAGCAGGCGAAGAAACAGGTTGGTGAACTCTTCCAGACCACAGATGGGCAAGCGTTGCTGCGGAGCGGCGACGCCAATACGCGTCAGACCTTGCGGGCATTGAGCCCCAGGGCGCAAGAGCTGGCCTACGAATCACTCGCTCAAGGCGCCGTGGCCAGCTACGGCCAGGCCCTTGCAGTGGAGGTGAACAACAACCAGCTGCTTAAGAACCCTCAGATTTCTTTCGAGGATCGCTCCAAGGAGTTTGCCCGCATCCGGGCAAGCGTGGCCGAGCGCTCAGGGCTGACAACAGTTCCCCCTGAGTACGTCGCAGGGTTTGCACCGCAGGTGCTGCAAATCGAGGCGACGGTTAAAGGGCAGAGCTATGAGGGCCTGACCAAGAACATCGTCCAGGATCAAGACACCAATATCCGCCGCAAGCTGAGCACTGACCTGGAAGGCCTGACCGCGGTAAGGGAGCGGCTGATTGCGGAAACTCCCGATGGGGTTGCTGGCTTTGAGCAGCGTTCTCGGAAGTTCATCCAAGACACCTACAAGACATACGCAGATCAAGGCATCTACACATCGCGGATGTTTGCAGGGCAGCTGGCCCAAAGTGTCGCTGAGCGGGTCGGCTTCTACACAAGCCGAGGCGACTTTGATAAGGCAGATGCAATGCTGCGCAGTCTTGCATCATTAGGGGAGCAGGGGATTGTCTTAGGAGAAGGCACAGCCTCGCCGGTTGATCTGTATTCGTTGACAATCAATGACGCAGGAAAGACATTCGGCTCGTACATCTCTGATGCGCAGACCAACCTGAAGCCACTGGCGGAGGAGTACGAGCGCAAGCAGGCGTTGAACCAGGCATTGCCTCTGTTCACCCGAATGGCGCAGGGCGACGAAGAGGCCAGGACTCGGCTGGAAGCAATGCTGCCTCAACTAGCGACCAGCGCGGAAACGCTCTCCGCCCTGGTCTCCATGAGTGGTCAGATGCAGAGCTACGGCGAGCGTCCGAATCAAGCGCAGCTTGAGATGCAGCTTGACTTAGAGCAGGGCCTCAATGATCCCAACCGCAATCAAGCCGAGTTCTCTCAACGCATCAGGGGCTCAAACCTGACGCTGCAGCAGAAGATCAGCCTGATGAACCGCAACACGCAGCCGGCTGATTCCCGCATGGCGAACGTTGCTGTTGCTCGCAACGAAAGTGCCGATGAGATCGAGGAGGCAGCGCAACAGATCACCAGGGCTCAGTTGCGGCAGCCCCAGTTCCAAGACGCTGATGCCAAGACGTTGCTGGAGGGGAACCGCCGCAAACTGCGCATTCAGGCCACCAGGCAAACCGAAGAGCGCATCACTAACTCTGACAAGCCCGTCAGCCGGGAGGACACGCTCAGCATTTTCCGCAATGAGTTGGAGGCGCTGCGCAACAGCCGCATCAAGAGTGCCGGCGAGACACAGCCTGAAGGCATCTCTTTTAACCAGCGCGTGATGAACGAGGTGAACGAGGTTCAAGTCAACATGCAGCGCATGGGTGGCGATGGTTATCAAACGATCAAGGTCTTCCCTCAAAGTGTCATTGATGGCGCAAAAGCGCGTGGCGTGCCGTTGGATTATCGCAACGTCCAAAAGTATTTCCTAAATCGCATCGGCGCTGTCAAGAACAACAAGGGAGAGCAGGCGTTCCCCAACCCGCAGGAGACCTTCCGCCAGATGATCCAGAAGATTCCTCCCGTGCAGGGTCCGCGCACGAGGGGAACAGCTGGTCAGCAGCCCCTCAGTGTTCCCATGTCTGCGTTCAGCATGGGCATGGTTCAGCCGGGCAATACCCTGGCCAGCCTGACTTCACTGTTGGGCAAGGTCGGCATTGACCTTGGTGGCGGCTCTGCAACCCCACCTGCTGCTCGGCAGACGCCCAAGCCATCGGCTTCGCAGGGTGCAGTCAAGCCACAGCAACAGGCACAACCCGTTCGCCAGCAATCTCCTCAGCAGGAGCTGGCCAGGCAGGTCGTTGGTGGTGGATTAGCCGTGCTGGCCAGAGTCCCAGATGCTGCCCCCACTCCAGCCGCGGCCAAGCCAAACCTCGCGGACATGGTGATCAACTCCGAGAACCTGTCGGCCATGGCGTCGCTTTGGCGAAACGAGCGGCCCATGTCTGTACAGACTCCGGCGCTTCCTCAGGTTGCGGCGTCAGCTCCGGCCACTCCGGTGCCGTTGGCGATCAGCAGTGATCGTCACCCGATCATGGTGGCCATTGGCATCAACGAAGGGACTCGGACGCCAGACGGTGGCTACACCAAGGCGTACTTCGGGCACCGCGACCCTGGTAACGGGAAGCTGAACATCGGCACCGTCTCTGGTCAGCAAGGTGGTTCGCCTCAGTCCAGTGACCGCCGATGGATGGGGATCCTCACCAACACCTCGGTCAAGGTGACTCCGTTGCTCCAGCGGATGGGCATCCCCCAGAACAGCGTTGGGTTCAATCGCCTTCTCTTCAATGCGTTGGATCTGGCAGTGCAGGCACCGGCGGCGCTCCCTGACTTCTTGAAGCGGCTGCCTCGGATTGTCCAGGCAGGCGTGACCATCGAGGCCATCGCCAAGGCCAGGGCCGATTCGTTCTTCAACCCCGCCACTGGCCGCCTGGAAGCCGGCGGATTTGGCAACAACTACGCCCGACTGCTGGCTGACCAGAGATCCAGGGCCGGCACTTTCGATTACAGGAGGAGAGGCTGATGGCTGCTCGTTGGGACTCGCAAAAGCAGCAGTGGGTATTTGACGACGAGACCTCTGCGCCAACTGCCGTCATGGCTCCGCCCCAGGGGCTGGACTATGCAGGCGAGGTTGCTTGGGCCTACCAGCAACAGCAGAAGGATGAGCTCAAGGCTGCCGAGATGGCAGTGCAGCAGGGCGGCGATCAGCGGCCGGTCATGGCCGAAAACGCCGGGCAGTTCTTCGGCGACCTGGGGAAGATCGCAGCCA